ATGTTCTAGGGTTTCAGAACAGATAAACAAATCAACCACAGGTATTTTTTCTATGGTGTCATCAATGTGGCCTGTAAATTCATAACTATCAGCAAAATCACCTATGTACTTTTTATCAGACTTCAAAGCATTTATGATGGCCGCATTGCCGGCAGATAAGTCAGCAATAGATTCATAAGTATTAAATGCCTTTAGCATTTCTATGCTTTTGTTTACTCTTTCAATGTGATCAGCAAACGCTAAATGGTTATGTGGCTTACTATAAATGTTTGCTAATTCTTCTGCGGTATGGGCTGGCCTTAACCTAATCTTCATCTTAATTTTTCTACTAAATCAGCATATTCTTGTGATCTAATATATTGTTGCAATGTCAATAAATCTTGTTCATACCATAAAGGTTGATTAACTCTTTCATACCCTTCATCTAATTCTGCCTTGCCTGCCGCCGGGTGTATATGTTCAATTATTACATCAGGTAAATACTTTAAGCACTTTAAATCAATTCCTAATTCTTTGACAAAATTATCAAAAAATAAATGAAGGCATCCGGGAAATGTCATGCCCCTAAGTTCATCTACAATTTCTCTGTTCATTGCAAACGCGGTTGGTAAATTCTCACCTTGAAACAAATCATTACCGTAGGCAATGCCTATATCCATTTTTAACGCTTGAATAAAGGCTTTATCCCAGCCCTGGGTTCTAGGAAGGTGATCATCACCCATGAAAACAAAATAATCATATAAAGGGTACTTAACAATATCCAAAAGAAGAACCGCACCGGTATTAAGAGATTTAGCACAACCACCTGTTTTATTATCTGCCGGTAGTTTTTTATAGTTTTCACTTTTGGCGTACTCATTCCATTTAGGATCATCATTATCTATAACTATATATAGGTCGGCTTCTGCACCGGTATCCTTAAACGCCTGGGCTAACCTTTCGGCATTTTCAGGCCTACCCCTACTAGGTACAACCACGCACATCTTCATGGCCATAGGGTAGGGGATACGGCTGACTTACTTCTTAGATATGAGAATTTGGTACAGCGTGTCTAACTTTTCTTCTATGCGTGCAACACGGCCTTCTAGGTTATGGCCACCGTTGCCATCAGGTTTTAACTCACTTAGATAATGCTTAACTAACCAACGCACAGAAGCAATAAATGATGCAATTATTGTAACAAGAGATACAACTAATGCCATCTGATCGTTTGCGTTCATTAACTGTTAATCCCGAATTTATCATCCGCAGGATCAAGATAGCGGATTAAAGGTGCAACTAAAGCACCGGCCAAGATTGCATATTCAGGTTTAACATCTGCAATTAAAGCCAACAAAGTTGTAACTGTTGCCACCGCAATGCTTCTTAGATATGACTTGATCACTTCTTTTTGTTTTGTTGTAATTTTCATTTTAATCCTAACTCTTTGATTTTTTGTTCAACTTCATATTGGCTTAATGCTATTTCAAAATGCATATCGTCTTTACGCTTCTTGTAATTACCACCCCAATTTAAACCATATTTAGTTATCAGTAGGTTAATTGTATTACGCTGATCCTTATTAAATGTATTTGACTTGCCCAAAGGATGTTTAATTGCATTTAAGTCTATGGCAGTACCGGATGCGTGATTGCTTAGTACCCGATCAGATGATCTAGTCATCCTAAAAGCGTATCCCCAATCATCTAGTTGGCCTTCATTTATCGGCTCAACTAATTCATGAAATTCTTTACAAAAATTTATTAACAAAGGCGCAACGGCTTTTGCACAAGCAATTTTAATTTTAATGCCAGGTATAACAAAAGATTGTATGCCTATGGCTTGTCTATCCTCACTGGCCGGCCAACCGTTTGGGCTTGTCAGTTCTCTAATAATTGCCATTATTTATTATTAAATTAAGATAGAAGGAGTTTTGCTTCATCCTCGGTAATGCCAAGTTTATTAAGTAATGCAGATTTAGCCTCTGCATTTGCTTGGGAAACTACCGCATCATTAGCAATTTGTTTTTCCCAATTTTCTCTTATCAATTTTTCAGATGGTGTTTCATCACGCTCAATGATTGTTTCCTCACCTGTTTGCACATTAAAAATTTTTTCTGTTTTTTTCATTTTTTCTCCTTATGCGGTTGTATAAACATAAACTGTGCCAGCATCAAAAGTTGCAAAACCATTTGACAATTTGATACTAACTGAACTAATTGATGCGCTTTCTGTATAAACACCTTGTTGGACATAATGAATTTGTCCTGTTGAACCACTGGCATTTCCACCACCTACTGATTGAAATGCTTTTACACCTGATGCATTACAACCGGTCATAGTTACTGCACCGCCAAAAGTTGATCCACCCGTGTTTGACATTTTTGCATAAAATATACCGCCTGGGCTTGAAGCCATATTATTTTCAACACTAAAATTTGATGCCGCATAAGTTGATGCCCATGTTTCGGCTAATCCAATATAAAAATAATCACCACTGCCATTAAATTGAATATAACTTGAATCAGCATTAGATGTGCCGCTAGCACCTGCAACAATTACCATGATTTTATTTTTAGCACTAATTCCAGTAATTGTAGTTGGATTTGCGCTCAATGCTGTACCCCCAGCATTTAATAAAGTCCAGTTATCGCCACTGGCCGCGGCCGCCCCATCCGCTTTAAAAAATAAAGATGCTGAAGCACTTGTAAAATATAAAGTGCCGCCTTGATATTGCGCTAACACTAATGATGCAGATGTATTAACTGTCGCAGTACCGGCAGTAATTGTTACTGCACCTGATCCCCAATTTTGAATTGTAACTGTATCACCGGCTGAAAATAATCCTGTATTAACTGTGATTGTAGTTGCGCTTGTACTATTAACTGATACAACAGTGCCGGCATCAGCCGCTACTAAAGTATAACTTGTAGTTTTAGCAGTGGTTGATCCACCTAACATTGCGGTCTGTTGCAGACTTGTCATTTGTGCGGCAGTAAGAACCTGCCCAACGCTAAACGATTGTTTTGCCATTTACCATCTCCTAATAAGCCAAAGAATCTTCATCAAGTTTTCCATCAATGGCCGAGTTTAGCAATAAACCCACTGCAAAGGGTTGGGCGCAACTGAAAGTTACGATAAAAGATTTAGGTGTTATTTGATAAGTTAAACCGGCTATGACGGAATCAGTAACCACATTACCTGCCGGCAAGGTTTGGGTTACCTCTATTGGATCAAATATATCTAAATTTAAGGCGGCTATGACCCGGCTGGGGTCATTTGAGCCATAGGCATCAACGGTTAATGAGTTTAATTGAATATTAACGCCTTGTTCTTTTCTTGATGCAATGATCATTTTTGCTTGATTTAAAGCATCTGATTCTGTTTGCATTATGCCGCTTCTAACCCGGCTATGCTGAAAATAATCATCAATACTTACAGAATCGCTTGCGGTCTGACCACTCAACCCATTTGGCGTTACAGTTACTTTATTGATCATTTGATAATCTGATATATCAAACTCCACTGCCTGATAAGTAATATCACCTGATCCTGGAATATCACTGAATTTAGTTACCGTGCCACCTTCTGCAACTATAATGTCATTGCGGGAATAAAATTTGGCATACCCTCTTTGATCCATCCAAAAAGCCCCCAAGTCTGTGGCTTCTGTAACCTGGCAAGCAGATAACAATGATCTTGATGATCCATCATCCGCTTGTACAGTGGTGGTTGCGGTTGTTGAAATATCACGCATACCACCTGGCCATTCTCCAGTATCAAGCAAACTTGTAATTCTTTGTGCCGTAGTTTGTCCGGCTGTGCCGCCGCTTACAGATGTGATGGTTGTTAGATTTAATAATTGGAATCCATCTACGCAAGATAATGTTACATAGGCTGGATCAAATCCAGTAGGGCTTTGATAATTCCATTCCTGTACATACATAGAACCTAAATTATAGGTTGTGCCTAAATATGCGGCTGTAAAGCGAATCTTACGCATTGGTTTTATCTTGCCGTATAAACTTGATCCAGTATTGGCTGGGTTAAATTCACCTGTTTCATCAACAAAAGTTATGCGTGCTGTGCCACCTGTAAAAGAATCAGATGATCTATTAAAAGCACGGCGTATGTAGCATTGAGTTACATAAGGTGTTATATCAACAATATCTGCCGCCGCAGTACCTAATACTGAAGCATCAAGTAATGTTGCAGGATTATCTAACACAAGGCTCGGATCAAAGGAAGCACCGTTGCTAAAATCAATTTCTGCACTAAATACTGCGGCTGGCATTATCTACCTAAGTTAGTTAGTTGAGTAACTGCACCTGATCTGTTCAAGTTATACAAAGCATCTTGAATTACAGATTGCAATTGGCCTTCTGAAATAACCGAACCTGCCACATTTACATTTACGGTTGTGCCAAATCCACCCATTCTGTCTAATGGTATAACCGCTTCTGCCCCGGCTTCACCTATTAAAGCGGCAGTAGGTTGCGTAACAATGCCGCCATCTGCCATAGGGAATAACTCATTTGGCAATACTCTTTTACCTCTACTAGTTAATTCACCTGTTGATGTGAATAATGATGGCATTTCTCTAGCAGTATCACCTTCTATAATTTTGCCGGCCTGATTTACTTTATCTTGTAAAGCCAATATGGTTTGTTGAGCCGCTTGTAGTTGTGCCACATTTTGAGATAGCGGGGTAAAAGCGTTTTGTGATATTGATGTACCAATTTTTTGATTGTTAATTTCTTTCATTAAAGATAACATTTGTTGTAATTCTGAATTTGCGGCAAACAGTTTTTGAATATAGATTAAAACTTCGGCATTGGTCATGCCCCATTTTTTAGCCAACATTTCAACTTCTTCAGTTGTGATTTGACCATCCTCAATAACCTTTAATACATCTGCGTATCTTTGTGCTTCATTAACTGCGGCAACCGTGCCTTCAGCCAATTTTTGCATAATCTTTACACGCGCTTCATCTTCTAATGAAAGTTTGCGTGTTAAAGCCGCTTGTAAATTGATCTTGTCAATATCAAACATTGCTTGCAGATCAGCCTTCTTTTTATCAAATGCCAGTTGCGCGGCCTTTTCTTTTGTCAATTGTTTTTCTCTAGCCAAAATATCTTTTTGCATTTTTGCTAACAATTGATCTGTGCTTAATTGTTTTTTGCCATACAATCTTTGTTTTTCTAAAGCATCAATAGTTAATTGAGATAGGCCTAAATATCCACGCTCTTGCATGGTGCGCTTTTCTCTTAATTTAATACCTTCTTGTTCTATTTTTTGCAACGCATTTCCACCATAAGTTAAATCACCTGTTAAGCCTTGAACTGCTACTTGTAGAAAATCAAAGTAAGCACCTAATCCTTTGTTTTCAAATGTAGCGGCTGAGCCAACAAATATATCTGCAAACTGTGTTGCAACTTTTTCTAATTTATAGCCAAATATATCAACAGCATCTGATCCAGTTGCAATAATAGATATGGCTGTGATAAATCCCTGGCCTAATGTTTCGGTGGCTTCTCCGGCACTAATTGAAAATGATTTTAGTTGGCCTTCAAATGTTTTAGTTTGCGCTTCTGCCGCGCCTGAATACTTGTCTAAACTTTGTATAACTTCTGAGAATCCAGCCGCTTTTGCTTCTGCGGCAGTATAGCCAATACCTAATGTACCAATAGATTTGTAATTGCCAATAGCCGCTTTAGTTATGGCATCTAAAACTGTATTCAAATCTTTACCTGTACCGGCTGATGTATCTAAGGCTTTGGTTAATAAATATTGTGAAGATTCAACATCACCGGTTTGTGCTACAAGTTGCCTGAAGGCTGGCACTAATTGTTCTTCAGTAACATTTGTAGCGCGTTGTAAGTCTGCTATAAATCCTTTAATTTCAGGCAATTGAAATTGTTGCCCAATGCTTGCTAAAGTTAGTTGTAATTGTTTATCTAATTTTTCTTGCGCTAAAGCGGCATCAATTGATTTTTTAGCAAATATGGCCAGGCCTGCCGCCGCCGCGACACCACCGGCTTTAGCAAAAGCCTTTAATCTAAATGAGCCTGTTGCAATTGTTTTGTCAAAACCTTTTAATTCTTTTGTGGCACGCTCTAAACCTTTTTTATCAAATTTGGTTAAGAAGTTAATTGCAACATATTGACTTAATGCCATCTTAACCCCTAAATTCTTTACCTAGATACTTTTTAAGTACACCGTATAGATTAGCATTTACTTGTTCACCTAATTGATATGATGCCCGATAAATCAATCTTTTTTCTTTGTATGCGCTAGAGTTTGCAGTGCCTTGCAGTTTGCCAATAAAAGATTCACTGGCATTTCTATTACGGCTTACACGCCTTGTTCTGCTCTTTGATCTTGATGTACCAAAACCTGCCAATTCATAAATTATACCCGGTACAGATTTATTTACTATGGCTAAAGCGGTTACTGAAAATGTTGTGCCTTTAACTCTTTGTACTTTGGTTTTAGCACTACTTAATTTAATGCCTGCTACTACTTCTGATTGCGACCATTTCCAACGGCTTCTTTTATTTTCTCCAATAGTTCTACCCCGGTGAGCATTGTCATTAGCCCATCCCCATGCTGGTGGATAAGATGGTTCAACATCACGCCATCCTGGAAATGGTGAATATGGCACAAAACTTTTAGCCAATTTTGCAACCGGCTTTACCGCTTTGTTTAATTCTTTTCTAAATTCTTTTTGTAAGTCAGCATCCATTTTTTTCATTTTATCCATTACGGCATCTAGGTTTTCAACATAGATTGCCTTTAATGATCTATCGGGTGCTAACATTATTTACGCCTAACTGTTGCCTTCTTATTGTTGTATTGCCGTTCTTGCAAGATGGCTTTGATGGCTAAGTAAATCGCTGGATCAACCTCTAGTAAATCTTTAGGGCTGATACCGGTTGCAACCGCCACAGATGCGATTTCGTAGATTTGGCCGTGGCGGTCTATCCATTTTTTGAATCATACAATAAATCAATATCTGAATACTGATTGATGTAGTCATCACCAAAAGATAAATCTGTTTTGCCCGCCGCTTTTTCAAGAGCATGTGCAAACCACCACAGATCGCTTTCCATTTGTAGTTCGCCTAATCTCTTACGCCAACCTGTTTTAAATTCGGCTTCAAAAGCCACTTTTACAGATGGCGTAAGATCATAGGTAATTTTCTTACCGTCTTTTTTAACAATCTCAATCTTGTGCATTTCCCCACCTTTTTTCTATTACGCGCTTGTTGATTTTGTTAATGCAGTTACGGGAAGCGATACTGAAACACTTGCAACCGCATCCACAGCACCATTAACCGGTGTCCAGGATGAAATTAAGCAAGACATTGTATAACTAGGATTTGTAGATGATACTGTGCCTGATACTGGAACTAACTTAATGTTTAGTTTTGTACCTAGCGCATCTTCAAATAATGAGTTTACAGATGCCGAAGCAAAATCATTGTACAGTTCAAGATTCAGTGTTGGGCGTTCAATCCCACCAATCATATTTTGTACTGTGTCATTCATTGCAGTAATTTCTACCTGATCAATTTCGCGTGCAAGACTTACAGTGCTGACATGATCAGTAATGGTAGTAGTACCCACAACAACTGAAACTTTATTACCCATAAATATGGCCATATTTTTCCTCTCTTACTAACCTATCAATTCAACCGAATATTGATAACTTAGGTAATCAATATTAGCGGATGTAATTGTACCAGGGCTTGCAGACACAACCCTGAGTGTTTGTACAGCACCGCTTAATGTTTTATCAGCCTCAATTGCGGTTTTAATTGAAGTTGAACCGGATGATGCGAGTAGCCCATCCAATCTTGATTGTCCATCTTTTTCACTCATTCTACCAACTACAACAATTATCTGACATGTTGCAGAATCAAATCCTCTAATTAATGTAAAATCATAATTCATGTTTAATTGTCCAACTATTGCAAAAGCATTATTAGTTGGGATGTTTGTAGAATCCGGGACATAATCAAAAACACGCATACCTGTAATTGTGCTTAATGCTGTTTTTAGATTAGTTCTAACGGTGCTAGGGGTCATGCAATAACTTCTTTTTTGTATGCTCTGACCATTGCGGTTACATCTCTACCAATTGGCGACATTCTAACAA